AATGGATATATTTCTTAATCCAGCCAAATCAAGCAGGCGTATAACCGCATCGCTTAGTTCGTCTGGAAGTGTATCTTTGATATATTTTTCAAAACAATATTTGAAATTGGCATCATCGTGCGGTTCTTCATTCTCATAAGAAGATTTAAAAGATTCCCTGTCGGCACATTTCCCTTTTCGGTCCGCTTCCACAGCTTTCATAAGCCTGGAAATGATAAGGCAAAGGAAGTGTTCGTTACTCAGTTCTTTATCGTGAAAACCATGCTCACAAGCTGTCTTATAAGCACGATTCCGTAGTTCGTTCAAATTAATATTATTCATTTCCTTATTCCTAATTTAATTTCTTCATCCTTGATTATTTTCCCAATCTTGTCGGCTTCCTCATACCGTTCCTCTTTTATCAACAGTCTTTGCAATTCCGAAAGCTGGTTAATGTAAACAATATCGTTACGATCTGACACATGGCGGACATATCTTTCTATATCATCCAGCTTATTCTCCATGCGTATATGCCACTTGCTTACCAAAATTAAAGTAAATGCAAGAGCACAAACATTTAATGAGGCAAGGATGAATTTAAATATTGATTCTGCTATTTCCATAATCATATAAGTTTTAATGCTTCCTGTAATCCTGCTTCAAGTGCTTCCTCGTAGGTATTATAACGGATAATAGGTCTGTCAGACAATCCTATCAAGTCATGTCTCGGAATTGTCAGTATATCATACGTCCAATAGTTTTCATACATATAGGATATTTCGATATGCAGGTTCTTGGTTTCACGTAGCCACTTTTGTGCAACGGATTGAGTAGGATGGGAACATACTTTTATTGGTAACTCGCTATTTGTTCTATTAGTACCATATTGTCTACCATCTTCAATATTCATAGCAATCATACATGGTTCATTAAACCCTTTCTCTTTCAGCAACTTCGCTGTTTCTAATGTTACAAGTTCTTCGGTCATAACTATTTTATTTTAGGTTTTTCATTGTATTCTTTGGCGTTTTTAGCTTTTTCACACGCTTGTCTTTTCATAGCTGTAGGACAATCACAATTCCCACATCTACCATTATACCAACAACAATATTCACACTGGTGCATCGTTCATTTCTGTTCCATTTTGAATTATTCATCTTGAAAATCGTCAATCTCAAACTCCCAATCCATTGCATCCTCTTGTCGGATATTATCTAATAACCATTCATTTGCATTTTCAAGCTCATCATCCCATTCAGGTACATCCCCACCTTCATCATAAGCTTTAGCTAATTCATCATAAACTTTGTCAGGGACTTCAACATCACTAAGTCCAACTCTATAAGTTACCTTGATTGTTAAATCTTTAATCTTCTTCATTTCTTTCTCGTTATTAATTAAACTCTTTGATTAATTTCCATTTCTTACTGAAGTATTGTATCTTCCAATTTGGATGACAATTCAGCTTTTCCCCTTTATTATCACCCTCCAAGAAATATATATCAAGATTAGCACTACTGTTATGACCAACTATTATCCCCTTATCACCACGTATTTTAACATTCATCCCTACATAAGCAAAAGGGATATTTCTGTACTTAGCATTATCCTTAAACGCCTGTGTCGTTTTTGGGCTATCAACACGGCACAAGATAGATAAATAGCAATCATCTGCACAACCATCCAACATACGTATATAGGCTTGCTTTGCTTGTCCAGCAGATGCCGCATAAGTTCTCCACCAATGTTTACCATCAAGAGAGCATTTATAGTATCTTGGAATTACTTTCTTATTCATTTCTTTCTGCGTTATTAGTTAATTGGCAGTTTCATAAAGCACATCCATATTGTCTTACTCTGTCTTCCGGTAGTATGTCCGAAAAGAGGTTTGAACGGGATAACAGACAAAACTTCCGCAGCTTTTATCTCACTCTCATTCCATTTGAATACAAGAGTGCCGTAAGGCTTCAAGACGCGCATACACTCAGTAAATCCATCGTGTATTAGTGACTGCCAGTTTTTCGGCAATCTCCCGTATTTCTTAGCCATCCATGACGTTTCGCCAAGCGTTTTTAGATGAGGTGGGTCAAATACTACCATGTGAAAAGAATTATCATCAAATGGCAAGTTGGTAAAATCAGCTATTATATCAGGTTTTACTTCTATAGTTCTGATTTTATCTCTGTCCTTGGCAGTTACTATTTCCGATCTCTTATCAACGAATAAGGCAAGAGGATTATGTTTGTCAAACCAAAACATCCTACTGCCGCAACAGGCATCTAATATAAGTTTTCCATTTTCCATTAAGCTATTTCTTTTGATTTCTTCAATCTCAACTTTCTCAATACTTTGCAAAGTGCTTCAGTATTTTTTCTCGCTTGTGTAACCTCCACCGCATTCCCGATAAATTTCTTTTGGTCAGCTTGTGTGCCTATTAAAACATAATCTTCAGGGAATCCCATAATCTTTTTGAGTTCCGGAATGCGAAGCATCCGCATTTTAATATCCACTATGCCATACAGTGCCATGAACTCCTTTATCTTCACGGTCATAGGACTATCATTGTCGTAGATTTCAATCGCTACCTGACCGCTTTCTGTTGCTACCAGATAGGGCGGCATCTTATCCATGCGGGCTATTAATGTGAAGCAGGGGCTATCAACAGAGCCGCCAGCACTGTTGAACTGTGGATTCATCAGATAGTGCCATTTCCTGTTTGCGGTAATGGTCTGGGAGGGTTCCTCTATACTGCTACCTACATTTGAGAATGCAGTATTCATTATCCACGGCTGGCATGTTACCAAGTTTTGTTTCGGTGTTGTGGTAACAGCGGGGCATGGCGAGTTTATATCAGACACCTGACCACCTCCAGAATATTGATTCATAAAAAATGGAGATACAAGGGAAAGTCTGTCTTTAGTCAGAAGTGTAGGACAAGGCTGATTAATATCCTTTCCTGTATCCTTAAAGTTATAAGAACACATAAATCGGCTTTCAATTAAAGCCATCCTGTCCTTCGTTGTGACCGTTGGAGCTGGAAGGTCTACCGAATGATTATGTCCATTTCCATAATAAGCAGAGACAAAAACATGGTGGTCTTTGCAGGTGATTGCACCTGCCGGTTCTTCTACGGACACATTCTTGCTTTCGGGATGTCCGCTGAACTGTTTGGAGAGGAAACTTACCTGTACCTTTGCAAAGCGGTTTTCAGTAGTCAACACTCCGCATGGTTCATCAACTGATTTGCATGTGTCTTGAGGGCGAACCGTATTGTAACGGGAAAGGAAAGCATCCTTTCCTCCGGCTACAAACTTGATAAGTCCAGCATAGATACGTTCAAGCGTTTTCTCTGCAAGAGGCTTTTCCCTGAAGATGGTAGTTCCTTCATCAGAGAAATCAAGCACATCTTTTACCGGCTTCCACTTCTCCAGCCGCGAGAACATATCTTGCCTACCACCTTTACAGTGGGTCGGTTCTGGGAATACTATCGGCAAGTTCTTTTTAGCAAAGATGCCGAAGAAGCGTTTTCTTGTGGTGTAGGCACCGAAGTCGGCAGCATTTAAGATGCGGTGCTCAAAGTTGTAACCGTACTTCTTGACATTGCGCACCCACTTTTGATAAAGCCGGCCTTTGTCCATGCTGATAGGTTTCCCATTCTCATCCATATCTCCCCATGACATAAACTCTTCTACATTTTCAATCTGAATGTAGTCAGGGTCTATAACATCAATATAACGGAAGAGATGTTCTGCCAACGTTCGGCTGTCGGCATCTCTCGGCTGACCGCCTTTGGCTTTCGAGAAGTTGGTACACTCCAAAGAAGCATGAAGCATTATCATGGCATCAGGGTATAGCTGACGGATACGTTCTACAATAGTGCTTATCGGGGAAAGTTCCAGTGTACGGATATCCTCAATAAAGTGAAGTGCATCAGGGATATTGGCATCATGTGAAAGGATGGCATTCTTGTCATGGTTCACACAGCAAACAACCTTTCCACATCTATTTCCATCCAATCGTGCTTCTTCCACACCTTCGGACAAACCGCCGGCGCCACAAAAGAGATCAATAACAAATAGTTCTATATCGGACAGACCTTCAATGGATTTTAAGATATTTTTCTGCGATTTCATAATTTCTCCTTTTTAAACAGGTGGCTGAACGCATTATCCAAATCCAAGTCTAGATTCAGTTTGGACGGGAAAGATTTAATGTATTCGTACATCTTATAAGCGAGGTTGTCATCATCACCGCATCTGT